TGAAGGCACATCAATTTATTCACGTTCTTTAGATTTAGTGGAGACTGAGCTAAAGGCTATGGATTTAGCTAAGCGTGAAGAGGAAGCAAAAGTTATCAGAAAAAGAATAAGCATTAAATCAATAATATAACGGAGGATCTAAATATGAACTTAAATGCTAGAAAAAAAGAAATTGAAGCTAGACTTGCTGAAATTAGAGGTCTAGTTGATAAGGAGACTGATACTGAAAAGTTATCAGCTTATGAAAAGGAATGTGACGATCTACAAAATGAGCGTTCACAAATTGTAGCAAAGTTAAATATTGCTGATAAGACAATTGTAAAGCCAATTGTTATAGAGAAGAATTCAGTGGATAAAACTGAATTAGAGGCTCGTGCTAAATCAATGAGAGAGGGTAGAACCATCACTGTATCAGCTGATGAAATCTTACTACCTAACCATGTTGATACTACACTTGCTCCATATCCATTCCAAGAAGTATCTACATTAGTAGATAAGGTTAAGGTTGTTAATTTAAAGGGTGGAGAAACATATACAAAGTCTTTTGTAAAATCTCATGGAACTGCAGGATTAACAACTGAAGGTCAAGCATATACTGAAACTGAACCTGAATTCGGATATGCAACTATCTCAAAGGTAAAGATGACAGCTTACACTGAAATTACTGAAGAGTTAGAAAAGTTACCTGCAATTGATTATCAAGCAGAAGTTGTAAAGAACATCAACGTATCATTACGTAAAAAGTTATCTCAGCAATTATTACTTGGTGCAGGTACAACTAATACATTCAAGGGTATCTTCTCTGATGCCTGCGAAGCACTAGAAGACTCTGAAGATTTAGAGTTAACTACAATCGATGAAAACACACTTGATGATATCGTATTTGCCTATGGTGGAGACGAAGAAGTCGAGGGTGGTGCTGTTCTAATCTTAAATAAGAATGATTTACGTGCATTTGCTAGATTAAGAACTGCAGAAGGACGTAAGGTTCATACAATTGATTATAAGAATTCTACAATCGATGGAATTCCTTATATTATTAATTCAAACTGTAAGGCAATCACTGATACAGCAACTGAAGCTGGAGATTACGCAATGGCTTATGGTGCATTAACTAATTATGAAGTTGCAATTTTCTCTGGTGTAGATATTGCAAAATCAACAGACTATAAGTTCAAAGATGGTATTATCTGCTATAAGGCTTCAGTGTTTACTGGTGGTAATGTTATCGGTTATGATGGTTTCTTAAGAATTAAGAAGGGTACAGCAACTACTCCAACAACTACTGAAGAACCAGAAACACCAGGAACAGGAAACTAGTAGGTGACCTATGAGTAGTGCAAGAGATAATACCCAATTCCTCAACAAAGTAAAATCAACTTTGATGATTCCAGAAGGTGATACCTTTGTTGATGAGGAATTACAACTTCATATTGAATCAGCAACTGAACTACTCATTTCAATGGGTATAACAGAAAGCCTAGCAAATTCTAATCATCCTTTGGTTGAAGGTTTGATTATTATCTATGTTAAGACTTATTTTGGTTTTAAAGCAGATGGATCAGTAAGAGAACTACCTAATAGTTTTTACTTGCTGGTCCGCCAGCTTTGTTTAACTATGGAGGGAAAAGATGCATCCTAGTTCAGGTAATACCAAAATAACATTACTCAAAATAGATTCAATTACTGATTCAATTGGAGTTAAAAGAGTAAGGATAGTAAGTTCACATGAGGTTATTGGCTTTACTAGGTCATTAACTACTAGTGAATATACTAACCAAACATCAGTATCTAAAATCTTTGATTTTAAAGTTTTAATCCAATCATTCTTATACAAAGCTGAAAAGTACGCACTTATAAATGATGAGATATATAAGATTGAAAGGACATATTTAAATGGCCAATATCAAGAATTATATTTCACATCAAGTAATTATAAGATTGAGGACTTAGTAAATGATAGTGAAAATTGATAATCTTGGTGTAGCTATAGAATCACTCGTTGATGATTACGTCATTGATGTTAATGATTTAGTAGAAGATAGATTGGATAAAACAGCTGATGACATACTAGATTATATTCAAAAGTACTGTCCAAAAAGCAGTGGAGGGAGCAAGCATTTATCCGATACATTTGTTAAAACTGTATTTGGCGATGGTAAGGATAAAGTGATATACATATCATCACAAGAAAAGGGACGACTTGTTCATCTTGTAGAGCTTGGATTCAAACATAGGAGTGGTAAGCATGTGGCACCAAGACCATTTATGAGACCAGCTTATGATAAGTTTACGCCTCAAATGTTAGAGGATATAAAAAGAATAATTAATGGAGGTAAGAGCTTGTGAATTTAGAAGACTTATATTCCATTTTAAATGAAGTACTAGAGAATAGGGTTTGCTATGGAACTAATGTTTACGATGATGAAAGTAATGTTGACATGCCATACATTGTGTATCAAGAAACATCAAAGTTTCCTATTGGATACCATGATGACATGCCAATATTATATAAATCAACAATACAAATCACTCTAGTAACAAAGGACAAAACGCCTGAGCTTGAAAAAAGACTCGAAAGTTATTTATTAAATAATGGAATTGCCTATGAAATGATTAATGAATTTTCTAATTCAGATAAATCAATAAATAGGATTTATGAAATTAAAATGGAGGAATAAACAATGGCTAATAATATAGTAAGTTTTGGTTTAAAGAATGTACATTATTCAATTGCAACACAAGCAAATGATGGTACATGGAGTTTTGCTACACCTGTTGCCTTAAAAGGTGCTCAGGAATTCACAAGTGATATTGTAGGTGGTTCAACTCCTGTGTATGCTGATGATCAGGTTGTTGCAACACTTAATCAAAATGCTGGAAGAAGTATTAGTTTAAAGGTAACTGAATTATCTGATGAATTTAAAACTCAGGTATTAGGTTATATTAAACTTGCTAATGGTAATTTATTAGAAGTATCAAATGCACCTGTTGTTACATTTGCTTTAGGACTAGAGTTCCAAGGTGATGTTAAGGCAAGACGTGTATGGTTCTATTTATGTACTGTAACTCCTGTATCTGAGGGTACAAAGAGTAAGACAGACTCAGTAGAAGCAAACTCAACTACACTTAATATTACTGCAAGACCAATTGAAGTAAATGAGGATGTTGTTATTACATACATTGTTGCAGCTAAGGGCGATTCAAACTATGAAAACTTCTTAGTTAATGCACCAGTATTACCATCATTAGAATAAGAAAGGATTTGTTGTTTATGGAACGTAAAATAAATATTGGGAATAAAGAGATAAGATTAAAATCATCTTTATTTACTATGATTGCATATAAAAATCAATTTGGCACGGACTTGTTTCAAGATGTGTCTAAGATGGATGTTAAAGAGGATAAAGAAACCCAGGATGTTTCTGGAGTCATTCAGGTATTATTTCAAATCATTTATGTTTTAAATAAACCATTTAATGATGTTTCATTTGATGAGTTTTTAAATCAATTTGATTTTGAGATTTTAACAGATACTAATTCTTTAACAAAGGCTATGCAAGTTATAGGTGAGTTATTAGGTTCTGCAAAGAATAAGCAAAACAATAAAACACCCTATAAAGGGACCAAGCCATACACCAACAAGTAATATAATATTCAATTTATCACAAATGGGCATCTCACTAAGGGATGCCTGTTTTATTGAAATTGATACATATTTTGAATTACTTGAAATGCATAAAGAAAGTATGGATAAAGAAAAAGGTCCTAAACCTGCAACGCAATCCGACATTGATAATTTCTTATTGTAGGAGGATTAGATTATGGCTGAAACTATAAAAGGTTTAAATATTAAGTTAGGTTTAGATGCTACTGAATTAAATCGTGAATTAACCGAGTTAAAGTCTGAATTAAAAGAGCAACAAAATGACCTAAAGGCTATTAATGCAAAATTAAAATATGACTCCACAAATATTGATGTTTGGAAACAAAAACAATCTAAATTAAATGAAATTTTAGAAACCACAAAGAAGAAACTCGAGACTCAAAATAAGCGATTAGAAGATGCTAAAAAGGCAGTTCAAATCGGTGCCATGAGTGAAACTGAGTTTAAGAAGCTTCAAAGAAGTGTTGAATACACTGAGGCTGATGTTGCAAAACTAAATAAAGAATTAGAAACAACAGCAAATAATATATCTGCACTTGGTAAGGTTGAATGGAGTAATATTTCAAAGATTGGTGCTGGATTAACTAAATACATTACCGCACCAGCTATTGCAGCTACAACTGCAGTAAAAGCATTAGCAATTTCAACTTTAAAGAATCTTGATGATATAGCAGATAATGCAGCTAAAGTTTATATGAGTGCAGAAGCATACCAAGAGTGGTCTTATGTATGTGAAATTTTAGCTGTTGATGCTAATCAATTACAAAAATCATTTGTAAAAGTAAATGCATTACTTGGTGATATAGCAAAAGGCGATGCAGATAACGTCAATAAGAAATTATCTGCAATTGGTCTAACTGCTAAAGATTTACAAGGACTATCAACCGAGGATGCATTTATAAAAATAAGAGACTCATTATCAGAACTTGGTGATGAGGCTACAAGGACAGCTGTTGCCAATGAGATATTTGGTGATAAGTTAGGCTCTGAATTAACACAAGTATTATCTGCAAGTTCAGATCAGATTGATGATCTAAGAGCTAGATGTAGAGAACTTGGAATTGCAACAAATGAAGAAGCAGATGCAGCAGGAGCATTTACAGATAAATTATCTGACTTAAAACAAGCTGTTAATAGTTTGAAATATGAACTTGCTATGGCATTATTACCTACACTTAATTCGATGGTTGATACTTTAACAAATAAAGTTATTCCTAAGATTAAGGATTTAATTAAATGGTGGAATGGCTTATCTGATTCAACTAAGAAACTAATAAAGGTAGTTGGAGGTCTTTTAGTAGCACTTGGTCCTGTACTTACTGTTATAAGTAAAGTTGGTGGCGCTATAAGTAATGTTAAAAATGCTTTTGATGCAACATCAGGTGCTATAAAGATATTTGGTGGAACCTTAAAAGCATCAACAGTAGGCTGGGTTGCTCTAATAGCATTAATTGCAGTTATATTACTTCAAAATGAAAAGTTCAGGGAATTATTAAAGAAACTGG